GATCTTGGAACATATCCTATATTTCTTGCAAGAGAAACAACATTTTCTCTTAGTGTTGCACTGTCAATGAATGTCTCATTGACTAACATGTTGCTATTATACGCTGTTGTATATGAATTATACGCTAATAAATTTACTATTACTGATAGGTTAGACCCCTCAAAATCCATGTCACTGAAATTTGAGTTTTGTCTTAAATAATCTTTTATGGAGGATTTTATATCCTCAAAATTAAGATTAGTGAATTGTTGCAGTGCCATTATAACCTAGTTGGTTCGAGTATAAAATTGACTGATTGGTTGGGTGCATTGAGTCCAACAATATCATAAAATATAGTTACATCAATTGAGTTTTCGTCAGGTGTAGACTTAAATTTTACATCTGTTAGGTTTACTCTGGGTTCAAAATTCTTTATACTTGTTTCAATCTCTTTCTGAATCGGATCAACATAATCACTATTAGCAAGTTCAAATAACGAACCGCTTATACGTGATCCTAACAAGTTATTAAAAAATACTTCTCCCGTTTGTATGCGAACTAGATTCTGTACAGAACGTTTTATAGCGTCTTCATTATTCAGCACAAGAATATCATCCGTTACGGGATGTTTTTTAAAAGATAAAGAGATATCTTTAAATCCTTGTGAAAAAGTCTGTGCTGGCACTAGATCTTTATAGTCTGGGTATATTTATCATTATTTAGAGCAAAAAAAAGACCCTCTATTGAGGGTCGTCTTCATGACCGAGGTATCTGACCTCTATTTCGTCTGGATGTGGGAATCCTTCCTTGTAATAATCCTCTGCCAGTTCTTGTATTTTATCCTCCATCTCTTCTTCTGTAATTGACTTGAACTCTAGCGATCCTTTGATGTATATGTCATATAATTCCATGTTCGTTATATTGATCATCGGAAGTATCTATATGATTCTAGTTTTCTCGTGACCTACTCTGCACTGAGGATCTATCCATATTTCATAACCTGCTTTGATTGCATCAAGACAGAATGAAACGTCTTCACCACACATATCTTGTACTTCACCAGAATCAAACACCTGCATTTGTGGTGCAAACCAAGGATACTTCATGTCTGGATGTTCAAATACACCCTTCTTGATAAGTAACCAACCAAATCCAGAATAGTCAACAGTAAATGGTTTACGTCTCTTGACAATACCATCAACCATCTCATGATTCATGACACCACCATTTTCCTTAAAATCATCCTCTTCTAACCAATGTGCACATGAAGTAGTCTTACCATCCTCTGTTGCATACCAACCACCTGCAATATCTTTATCCATTGCAAGAACACGATAAAAACTTTCATTGGTGAATACTATGTCACTATCAATCCATAATTGATAATCATAGTTGAGTTTGCCATCCCAAGGTAATTGATCAGGTCCTCGTAACACATTTGCACCTAGAACCTTACATCTAGCAAAGTTCACCATAGAACTATAGTCTTGTGCTATTTGTATATTTGCTCCGTTCTGTACCAACTCAAAGCAGAGTGATACGAAATTCTTTAGAAAGATATATGATACACCTCTACCAGGTAAACAAAAAACAACACTTTTACCTTTGAGGAGTTCTTTTGCCTTTTCAATATTAAAAGCACCTTCTTTCGCAGTCGGTGATTTAGACACCACCTTAAATCCTTTAGCCATAATTAGAGTTCAGTCATAATCATTATAACACTTTATATAGCGTCTATCAACTCGATAGTTTTATTTGCTATTTGTATGTGACCTTGTGCACTTGGATGCCCACCTCTTCTACCTTGTGCGTAGTGTTCTGGATGCTCTATCTCAGTCCCCAGTAATTGTTTTTGAATGTATACAGGATTGTAGTCTTTACACATACTTCTCCAATATCCAATATGTTCATTGTAGTATTTGTGAGGTTTGACAATAATACGTTCAAAGTGATCTGCAATCAAAGAGACATACTTTTGACCAACACTCTTACAATATGAGTCAAATAAAAATACATTCTTCCACATATTTTCAGCACCCATCAAATCATTGTAAACAGATACGTAGTAGTTTCTACGTTTTTGTGATTTTCTCGCATCCTGTGGTGTCCAATGCTCTATCATATTAGTTTGCTCATTGAAATACTCTAATCTAGGATGACATGTATATTGTATTACCACTACATCATATTTCGTATTTTGTAAGTGGTTTATTGTATTTCTTACAATGCTATCGTTACTGATACCACATGCTGATAGATTTACATGTTTCGTGTCATAATGTTTTGACACGAGAGTGCTATATCTTTCCATGTACCTATTTTGTAGTTCATCACCCCATGTGATGCTACATCCACTAAAACACAGTGACATCATACTTATGTGAAAATTGTATTGCATCCCCTATAGTATTCACCATAGGTTTACCTTTGATATTCAGAGACGTATTCAACAATACAGGACATCCAGTACGTTCGTACCAACACTCCAGTATAGGTCTTAGAATACTTTCTGAGTCTTCTGGGACTGTTTGTACCCTAGCAGATCCATCGACGTGTATACAGGCAGGTATCGCCCTCTGCTGCTTACATTTATAAACGTAAGACATGTACCTTGATTGTTTAGGCATATCAAAGTAATCTTGAGCATGCTCCTCAAGTATAGCAGGTGCAAAAGGTCTAAACTTATCTCTTTTCTTTATTTCGTTTACTAAGTCTTTGGTGCTTGCTTCTCTCGGATCCGCCAATAAACTTCTATTACCGAGAGCACGAGGACCAAACTCAGCACGACCATTTGCAACCCCCACGACTCTTTTTTCGAGGAGTGCATCAACAACTCTCCTTGGATCACATAACTTCTGTATATTATATCCCAAGTATGGACTGAAAGCAACCTTTCCACCATAGGCAAGACATGCTGCACCCAGAGCACCCCCTGCGTCGCCAGGACAAGGCATGATCCACAGGTTATACATTTCCCTCAATCCAGTGTTTACCACACAGTTCAAGGCGACACCACCACCATAGCATATATTCTTACTATATCTTCTAGCGATAGCAAATATCTCATTTAGTTCCAATTGCAATATTCTCTCTGCACTCTTTGCAACGTCACACTTATCATAGTTACCTAGTCTGATACCTTTGTGATTATTTCTGCGTAGTGCCCTCTCAACCACATTCAAATTGACGGGGTGACCATACGCTGCCATACCCATAAAGATGTATTCTTCATCAAGTGGACGCAAACCTGCCCACTTTGTCAACGCAGAGTACCATAATCCGATAGATTGCGGATACCAGCGTGACCATACCTTCTTGTAACACGCATGACCCTTGACATACTTCGCTGTCCATATAGATGTGCAATCCCATTCACCAATACTATCAACAACCACACACGCTGCTTCTTCAAATGGTGATGTCTGAAATGCTGCTGCAGCGTGTGACTTATGGTGACTATGATACTCAGTAGGTTTCAGTGATAGATGTCTCTCTCTATACCATGCTTTCTGACCTGCAAAGAACTGTCGTGTTCTTTTCAACCAAGGTCTTTCATAGAATGCTATCTTACTATCTGTCGATAAGAGTTTCGCTGTAGAAGCAGCAGTGACATCTAAGTGCTTGTCATGTTTTCTTCTTGAATATCTTTCTGAGTGTGCTGCATAACAAATTCTTCCATTGTTGACAACTGCTACAGCAGCATCATGAAAACCCTCACTAAACCCAATCATATATTCTTCCCCGTTTCCTCATATCTTTCATTTTTCTCATTATAACATAATCTTTCGCCAATTGCTCATAAAGTTCACGTTCGGGATAGTCGCCAGGATGTGTAGCAGTGCGTGGCAGACTATTATTATCAAAACCAAAGAATTCTTTGTAATCGTCTCGATCCATATTAAAATAAATTGGTTCCAAACCCCTTTCTTGAAAATACCATTCAATTCTTCTTAAATTTCTTACAATATTATCAAAGTAGTTCCATATTTTGCTTTTATCGACTTTTGCTATATCTGAAGCATTCTCCGTGCCTAATCTTTGTAAAATATGTTTATTACTGAATCTTTTCAATTTACTGGCAAGACAATCAACTATATCTTCTTTATATGGAATAATATTTTTTCCTCTCCTATACTTTTTCAAAACATACTCTTCAAGTTCACTTATATCTGTCATATGCATATTCATACTACCTATCATTTTTCTTCCCATCACATGAAAAGGTTCAATGATTATATCAGCATCTAACAACTCATCCAAAAAAGGTGCCACCAATTTCGTATGATTCTCCATAAATGGGTCTAAAAATGTACTTAGATAATTTCTAGATGGTGATACTGGAAAATGCTTGAGTAAATCGCAAAAATATTTGTCAGTAAAGAATACTTCAACAGGATCTTTATCTTTCATCAAAGAATCTGGAGGTCTTCTTTCTTCCACACCTCCAAAGTACTTTTTCATCAAATCACCCCCTTTTTCAAGGGTATTTGAAGTAAGTTTGATTCTTAGTCCTAACATTTCATCTTCATCGGGACTTTTCGATAAAGAATTTACGACCTGTAAATATTCATGTACATCTGGACACATTACACCTTTTGATACTTGACCAAACGTTGTTTTGGTTTTTACAGGTGTTTCTACCTCATTTTTTCCTTTTCTTACAAGATAAGATTTTTCTATTCTTACAGTGTAGTCATTTGGATCATGCGACTGCTTATAAAAGAAATATGGGAACTTATTTTTTACGTATGACTTTTTATTGATTTCTATAAGTTGCATCAAGTGCATTTTACCCATATTGGGTATTGCCCAGTAATTAATCATCATCCTCGTAGATGTATGGGTCTTGGCGACGCAATTTCCATAATTTATACTCACCTTTGATCCAATTCCAAAGTTTTTTCATTTTTTCAACCATGACTATGATATATATCAAATTTTGGTATATATAATTTTATATGACAAAAACTCCTCTTATAATTGGTGCAGGTACTGGTTGGTGTGCTACAAGTCCGCTTTTTATGACTTTACAGTGCTTCAATAAGTGTGCTCATGTCGGTTTACAAAAAGAAAAACATCTTTTATATCATATACACAGTGATGATGCTTGGGAGTGGAGAGAACCAAGTTATGAGAAGGTTATAAGAGCTTCTATGAGTCCAGTTTCTACAGAAGAGTGGGGAAGACAGTGTAAATATGCTTTTCACCAAAATGTAGATGAAATTAATGAATTATTCTTCAAACCAACATTAGAAACCTATATCAAATATTATACTAGACATTATCAGAGAGTAAAACACGAATTTCAGTATGTTGCCGATTTTTCTAACAGTAATGCAAATTTACCACTTAGTTTTTTACAAGAAATTGCACCAGAACTCAAAAAACACTTTGATATCAAGGTTTTAATAATTTTTAGAGATCCAGTTCGGAGATTATACAGTGAATTGTCTGCAGTTTACCAAAAATTCAAAAATATCCGTGAAAAATACCCGACATCTAAAGATTATTGGAGAAGTTATCTTAAGATGGGTTATTATAACTTAAATTGCGAATATGTCAAGAGGATAAAGTACTATAAGTCAGTTTTTAGTACGTTACCTATCATTTCTGAGGAACTTTGGGGTGGAAAAAACGATTCTTTAGCAAAACTTAGTAATTTTTTACAATATGACATCAAAAAACTATGGCCTAACTGCTATTATCCTGAAATGGGAACAAAAACACCTGTTCTTGAAAGAAAATGGAATCTTAGTGACCAGTGGGGATCTGATTTAGAGGATTTGACTGATGAAGACTTGAAATTTGGTCGAAAATACCTTGAAAAATACTATGATGAGTGGTATGATGAGTTTGGAACAACGCCTTGGGGGTGATAATGGTTAAAATTTCACTCCAAGGCACCAATTTTTGAGTAAATGAAACCAAAAATGCTACTTATAGGTGGTTGGCGTTGGGCAGCGACCTCGCCATTGATCTATACTCTACAAAGATACTCTAAATATGCACATTTTGGTTATACAAAGAGGTTCACATCTAGTTTAAACACCTACATTTACGAGCGTGTATGCAATAATACATGGGAAAACTATGATAGTTATGAACCAGCGTCTCATCGAATGAATCTTACTGTTGATCTTGAACCTCTTCATGATTTTTCTACCACACATTTTACCCAACTCATGACGGGTGATCATACTATATCAAAGGAAATTGATTTTTTTCATGCACTTCATGATCATGTTGCTACTAAAGGCTATAAATCTGTGGGTATAATGCTGACAAATCAACAAAAATATAGTGAATTACTCATGTCTGAGTTTGATATCAAGGTTCTTTGGATTGCAAGAGATCCTGTTCGTCGTGCTTTTTCAGAATTTCTTTATCATGCTAAAGTAAATAACGATCTTGAATCAATTTTACCTAAAAAAAGAACTGATTATATGAATAGGATCAATAGATTCAACGAAAAATTTGGTGAGGATAAAACTCATGTAGTTGTAATGGAAGAACTATGGGAGGGAGATGGCACTGCTAAAAAAGAACTTTCAGAGTTCTTAGACCACCCTATTACAGACCTTTGGAAAAACCTTTACTCTCCTGATAGAGGACACCATGTAAAATACGACAAAGATGTCCCTTGTCAAGCATATGGACAAGACTTATTTGAACTTACACCTCAAATATACAATATTATAAAAAAATATTATCAACATATCTACGATGATTGGGAGAATCACTTTGGTTCTCTTCCTCTACATTGGGGACAACCAATAGCGTATTCATGAAACCAAAAATGCTGATATGGGGTGGTTTTGGTTGGTGTGCAAGCTCTCCTCTCGTATACACACTTCAAAGAAATGCGAAATATGCCCATTTTGGTTATACAAAAGTATGGAGATACTTTCCAAAAGAAGAAGAAGAGGTAGATACCGAGTTTTTTCAACGTGTTTTTGACGGAACATGGGAAAATTATAAGAGTCATGAACCAGCCACTCATCGATTGAACCTCAGTGTTGATCTTGAACCTCTTCGTGACTTTCCTCTTTCACATCTTAAGAAACTTGGAGAGGGGGAAAGGACAGAAAAAAACTTGATAGATTTTTATCACGCACTTTATGACCATGTGATTACAAAAGGTTACAAATCTGTAGGTGATTATAACTACCGTGAAAATTGTTTCTTGGGTAATGAAAAGAAATATAACGAATTACTCATGTCTGAGTTTGATATTAAGGTTCTTGCAATTGTAAGAGATCCGATTCGTCGTACTTTTTCACGCTATCTCAATAAAAAGCATCACTCACAAACTAAAAATCTGATTCTCAGTAATCTCAAGGGAAGTTCAATGAAAATTACTGATTATATTAAGAAGATAAGTGCACTTTATAAAACATTTGGTAAAAATAGAACTCATATTACTGTTATGGAAGAACTATGGGAGGGAGACGGTACTGCCAAGAAAGAACTCTCACAGTTCTTAGATCACCCGATTACAGATCTGTGGAAAAACCTTTATGCTCCAGACAGAGGTCATCTTGTAGAATTTGATAAAGATGTGCCCTGTCAAGCATTTGGACAACATTTAGCAGAACTTACACCTGAGATGTATTACCAGTATCGTAAGGATAATGATCATGTATATCAAGCATGGAGACAGGAATTTGGATCACTTCCTTTACATTGGGGAGAACCAATTGAATATAGTTGACAAGTATATGAAGAGGTGTTATACTATATTTGTTGGACGCAACATGGGAGTGACTGAATAAACTTACTGGCAACTGCTGGTTAAGGTGATGAGACACAGGTGGTG